CATTCGCGGGGGGACCGTCGCCGACAGGGGGAGCGCCAGCGGCGAAGCAAGCGCTGGTCACGACACAGTTCCAGCCGCCCGCGCAGGCGCAGGTGCAAACGCCGAACCTGAGCCCGGCGCAGCAGTTCGCGGCACCGCCGAACAACCCAGGGCCAACGGCGTTCCAGAGGCCGGACGTGGGAGCGTTTCAGCCACTGGTGAAGGCCGACAAGGTGCGGGTGGCGAAGAAGGCCCCGGCGCTGCCGGTGTAGCCCCGTTCGATCCACGAGACTTTGCGAAGGCTTCCGCAGCGAGTGCGTTCGATCAGAGACACGCCTACGAAAACGCTCGCGAGTCGTTCCGTGAAAACTTGATCGACACGATGGGTGACGAGAAGACTGACCAACACACCCAAGAAGAAGCATTCAGGATTTTCGACGCTGAAGCAGATCGATTGTTCGGTAAGAAAGGCAAGACCAATGACACTGCCAACCAACCCGGCGATGCCGGTGATCTACGGGGGGCCGGACAAGAAGCGAAAGGCCCGCTCGAAGACGAAGCCTTCAAAGCCGACGAAGGCGGTGCGAAGCCTGATCAAAACGGTGCAGGGACGCCCGAAGCGGGGGTCGGACCGGTAGCGCCGACACCCTTTGGCAACGCCAAGGCGATGGACAAATTCATACGCGAGCAAGGCGGTGACAAACTGATCGATGGCCTGCGTAACCGCGGCTTGTTGAAGTACAGCAACTCGATAGCCGACAGCAACCCGAAAGCCGGCGCGATCATGCGTCAGCCGAACTACCCTGATCTTGCGAACCACGAGGACACTGCCGCGACGCTCTACTACGACAAGCTCCACGAGGGCAACGTCATGGGCGTGCTGATGCACGAGCTGGGTGAGCACTTCGGTATCGAGCGCGTGCTCGGCACGAGCCGCTATCTGGCGATGCTCAGTGACCTGAAGTCGCTGAAGGAAACCCCCGAAGTAGCCGAGGCCTGGGCGCACGTCGAGAAGAACTACGTCGGTGAGGGTACGGTCACGAATTACCCGAGCATGGACAACGTGAACGCGATACGTGAGGTGGCCGCGCGGCTCGTCGAGACGCATCCCGATCTGCCGTTCGTGCGCCGACTCATCAGCGAGATCCGCGCATTCTTCTACGAGCACTTCGGCACGACACTGGGCAACACTGTCGACGCCAGCCTGATCCGCGGCCTCGCGGCCTCTGCGCTGCGCAAGGCTGGAGAAGGTAAACTAATAGGTCAGAAACCTCTGGTGCCACGAGCTACCGCGCCGCCGACGACGCCGAGACCCTTCGTTCAGAAGACGACGCCTCGATCCGATGGCTTCCCGCCTCTCTATCAATGATGAATTCCGATCGAACGCCCCTCGAGGCATCCGCGTCTACGTTGAACGGGGCGAAGCTCTCGAAGATTGTTCGCTTCGATCCGATCGTGAGCATGGGTACGCTCATACAGATCCTCGTGATTGTTGTCGGCGGCGTAGGCGTCTATGGCACGTATTCCGCCGACCAGACTAGGCGCGATATGCGTGTCGAACAGGTGGCAAAAGACTTGGACTCGAATCGAAATGGCACACGAGACACGCTCCTGGAACTCAGGAGCGACGTGAAAGACCTTAAGAGCGATATAAAGGACGTTCAGCACCAAGTCACCGATACGAGCCAAACCGTGGCCGTGCTGAAAGCGCGCAGCGATCCGATCGAGAAGCACTAGTGGGCTGGCACTGGTTCTACGTCATTGTCTGTTTGCTGTGTTGGGTGGCCCGTCGCTCTAGCGATGAAAACTGAAAGGACGAATCGATGAAACGCCTACTGCTACTCGCATTTCTGCTTTTCCCGCTGGTGGCGGCAGCTCAGACTGCCACGCTCTCATGGACGCCAGCGATCACCCGTGCAGACGGCTCGCTGCTCGGCGCTTCGCCGGTCACATTCAACGTCTACCAGCAAAGCCTCATCCCCCAAGTGGGTGGAGGGCTTCCCTATGTACTCGTGCAATCGAAGCTCGCGGTGAATTCGGCGACCATCACGACGGGTCTGCCGGCCTCGGGGCCCATCTGTTTTTACGTGACTGAAGTCGAGACGGCGACAACGCAGGAAAGCGCGCCCTCGGTCTCTGTGTGCAAGACCATCGTAGCGGTTGCACCCAACGCGCCGACCGGCGTGACGCTTAAATGAGCTTCGACGTCGACATCGGCCGTGTGCTCGTCAACGAAGGCGGCTACACGCCAGGGTTGCCGAACGACCCGGGCGGCGAGACGAATTTCGGAATCAGCAAGCGCAGCTACCCCAACGTCGACATCAAGAACCTGACGCGCGTTGGTGCCATCGCGATCTACAAGTCCGATTTCTGGGACACGGTGCACGCTGACGCGATGCCGGCTGTGCTGCAGTTCCAAGCGCTCGACTTCGCAGTGAACTGCGGCATCTCCACGGCGATCAGGAAACTGCAGGACGCAGCCGGCGTGGCCGACGACGGGCACTGGGGACCGGTGACGCAGGCCAAGGTGGCAGTAGCTAGCCCAGCGGCCTTGACTGCGAGCTTCATGGCCCTGACACTCGCTTACAAGCGGCGTCTAAGCAACTGGCCGACCTTTCACGATGGGTGGGTCGACCGCTTCATCACTGATCTGCAGGACTTCGCGACTGATCTTCTCGGGGCCCCATGACGCCACCTACCAGCCTACTGAGCCCGCGAGTCCAAGCTGGCATCGCCCTTGTACTCTTGCTGATGTTCGCTGGGGTGATGTTCGTTCCGGTCTTCGTACCGGCCTACAAGATCGACCCCGCCTCGCAACAAGCGCTCTTCACGCTCGTCGTGATGGCCGTGTCGTTCTACCTGGGCTCGAGCAGCGGCTCGGCGAAGAAGGACGATCAGAACGCAGCGCTCACGGCGCAGCTTGCAGCCACCCCGCCAGAACCGCCCGCGCCTTTGATTGCGCCAGCACCACCAGCATCTACGCCGCTTGCAGCACTGGTGACCGCGCCTACGCCTACGCCTACGCCGCCTGCACCGCCTGCACCGCCTGCACCACCTACCACGTACCCGATCGAGCTACCATCTGCCGCCTACGCTGCCTTGCTCAAAGACGGGTGGACCGACGCGCAGATCATCGCGGCCAACATGAAGATCCCGCCACCCGCCTGAAAGGCACCCATGAAGCTCCCTCGCTTTTCTTTCCTGCTCGCGTTCGTCTTCGCAGCGCTCTTCGCCGCTGCATGCGCCACGACGGGCACGACCGCAGCTTCGCCTATGCAGACGGCGATCAATACGGGCGTGACCAGCTACACCGCGCTCGATCAAGCAATCCTCGCCACCGACGCGGCCGTGAAGGCTGGCGTGCTGAAGGGCCAGAACGCGAAGAACGCGATGGCCGGCTTCACGGTCGCCAAGAAGGGTCTCGACACCGGTCTCGCTGCACTGCGCGCCGCTAGCGCAGCCTCTTCACCTTAACAGGAGATGAACCATGCCCACCCCAGCCACGCCAACCACAGCGCAGCTCGTTGGCGCCTTCGCCCAGGCCCTACTGCCTTTCGCCGGCCCGTATGGCGTCGCCGCCAGCGCAGTGATCCCTGCAGCCGAGCAGTTCATCTCCAACCTCAAGTCATCCGGCAACACGGTCTTCACGATGGCTGATCTCGAAGCCATCGCTGCCAAGACCACGACCGATCTGGGGCAACTGGGAGCCGACGTCGCGGCTCAAACACCATGAGCCTCGGCCTCCTGCTTCTGATCGTTCTACTCCTGTGCCTCTTTGGCGCTTGGCCGGCGTGGCCGCACAGCCGCGGCTGGGGCTACGGGCCGAGCGGTGGCCTGGGGGTCATCATCGTCATCATCGTCATCTTGCTGGTGCTCGGACGAATCTGACGTTTTGACACATCGCAGTCACTGAATCCGTGACAGAATCCACACCGTGAAGATCGAAATCAACGTCTACCTGCACGATCGCGTGAGCGATTCCGAGCTTCTGACGAGGCTCGATCAGATCGCAACCCAACTCACCTCTTTACTGGAGAAGATCATGCAAGACATCTCTGCCCTTCAGGCCTCTGTCACTGCCGAAGACACCGTGATCGCCTCCGCGGTCACTCTGCTTCAAGGCGTAGCCGCTGCCATCACCAACGCTGGCGTCGACCCGGTCGCACTCGCTGCGCTGACGACCGACATCACGACCCAGACGGCAGCGCTCGCCGCGGCTGTTGTCGCCGGCACCCCGGGTGCCCCGGCCCCGGCTGCAGCGCTTGCTGCCGCGAAGACGGCTGCCGCTGCTCCGTAAGGATCGCGACACCAGTAAAAAGGCCCGCTTCGGCGGGCTTTTTTACTTGCGCAGTTTGCCGAGGGTCTCGGCGAGCCGGGCTTCTTTGCCGACCTTGCCGGGCCGCTTCGCTGCGGCTTTGACCTTGGCCTTCGGGATCTTCGTACCCTCTTTCACACCGAGCGCACGATGTAGGCCGCCCTTGTTCTTCGTCGCACCTGCGATCCAGTTCTTCACTACCATGATCGACTCCTAGTGTTCAAGGTCTTCCCATGCGACCTTGTGCAAGCGCTTCAAAGCGGTCGACGCCATGCTGCGCTCGAACGCAAGCGTACCGTAGTCATGGCAAACAAACCACTGCTTGCCTTTCTTGCCTGTCGACATCCCATAGTTCTTGCGCTTGTAGTCGCACAGGAAATGAGGCACCTCGAGCGGAAATTCATCGGCGCGCGGCTGGCGCGTGCGCTCCATGATCAACACGGTACCGTCCGAGCTGATCCACTGGCACTCAGCGAACCACCGACTGAGAGGTGTGTCGACGACACGCTGCCACGTCTCCCACTCGATCACGTTCTGGAATTTCTGCGCCACGTCCTCGGTCTTGATCACCGAATCAGGTAGCAGCTTGCTGCCGTAGACGGTACGGCTCATGCCGTGCCCGAGAACCTGCTCGCCGTCACAGAGCAGGTCGAAGGCTTGTCGCCACAGCCGCTCGCTCACGTGATCATTTCCTGTCGCGTGCAGCACGCCATTCTTCATCGAACGAGCCGCCGACCCAGCCATCGATCCAGGGACCGCCGAGCGTCATGTGCGCGATGCCCAGGTTCGTTGGCTGGCGCTGCACGTCGACGAGCCAGTTCCAATGCGGCGCCAATGTGCCGATCTCGCTGTCATGCAGCCAGTAGAACCGGTGCAGGTCACGGCCGGGGCGATCATTCACGTCACGCAGCGAGAGGCGCCTGTTGGCCGCGTGGTCGCAGTTGAACAGCATCACGCTGCTCCAGTTCTTGCGCGGGTAGGCCTCCTGCTTCTGGTTGACCATCTTCCAGGCGCCGGGCGTGACGTTGCCGCCATGCTTGACGACGCTCACGGCGTGGCTCGCACTCACCTCGAGCTGCATGGCCCGGGGATCGCGGAGAAACACCACGTCGCAGTCGATGAACAGCGCGTAGCCTGTCTGACACAAGATCGGGGTCAGGAAACGCGAGGCAGCGAACCGGGTGCTCTTCAAGGCGTTGCTCACGAGATCGTAGTCCTGACCCCCGCGCTGATCGGTGATGCGCCAGAGCAGGCCTTGATCGGATAGCTTCGCTGCGCACAACATCTCGGGCTCGATCTCGTCCTGCGTCACCTCGCACAGGCTCTTGCGCGCCACCTCGGCTGCTGCGGCTTCCCGCTCGTCGTAACCGATGAAGACTCTCATACGTGAGTCCAAGTCTTGTGGTTGACGATCTCGGAAACATGGCTGGGGGTGACGCCGAACACTTTTGCCAAGTCTTTTTGCAACACACCGGTCGCTGCGTGCATTCTGATCGACAACACCTCTCCCTCGGTGAGCTTTGCGTGCCCATGGCTTTCACCCTGCGGAAGAGTGCCGTGCTTGCGAGCATCAGCCATATTCTCGGTGCGGCTCGCCCATCGCAGATTCACCAGCGCATTACGAAAACGGTGCCCGTCGTTGTGGCACGCATCGCACCTCTTCGGGCGCTTCCCGACGAACGTCTCGAGCACCAGTACATGCACTTTTCGGGGCTTACCTTCGATGCTGATCACAAGGTAGCCCGTGGTTCCGAGCGAAGGCTTTTTCAATCTTCCTCGGTACGTGCCTTTACTCGCCGTGAGCCGACGTACACGACCAAGCGTGCTGACTTCGTAGTCAGTGAATCGGGGATGCCGACGCCAGTCCTCTTTCATGGGTGCACCATAATAAAATCTCCCGAGATTTCCTTGGCTACGACGTACCCCCAGCTCTGCAATAGTTTCACCGCACCGAGCGTTTCAAGGCCAAATTTCTTGGCCGCCATGTCACGCTTCTGCTCAACGCAGATCACTGGAAGATCACGTTTGATGGTTTGTTCGGCGCCCCGCAGCACGAATTCCTCATACCCTTCAGTGTCCAGCTTGCAGAAGTCGACATCGGTGAAGTGGAAGCTATCGAGCGTCTTCATCGGGATCGAGCCCTTGCCCTTGACCCAGGAGTCACCGCTGCTCGTGTCGGCCGTGTGGATCGCCACCATCGCCTCGCGCTCGCCGAGAGCGTAGGGGTGCAGGCTCACCTCGTCCTGTCGAGTGCTCATGTTCGCTTGCCAGCACTCGCGGTGCGCAGCTACCGGCTCGAAGGCTTCGACTCGCTTGAACCAATGCGCGAGGTTGTAGCTCCATAGGCCGATATGCGCGCCGACGTCGATCGCAGTGCGGCGCCGGTTCTCGGGCACCAGCTCCATTGCGGCGAGCTGCTTCTTGCCTTGGTAGCTGAAGCGCCCGTTGATCATCATCTTGCCCTTCGGATTCGTCATCCAGTCGAGCAGGTGCTGCTCGCGGTCAGGCCACCACCAGCCCAAGGCTTGCTTCATTTCAGAATTCCTTTCAGTGCGGCCACCACCTCGGCGACCGTGATTGCTTCCATCGCTGCGGCGCAGCCTGGGCAGTCGACGCGCATACCGCATGGCTTGCCGGCGTGACGCAAGTTCACCATGCGAGGGTAGCCTACGATCTCGGGCGAGGTGAACTCGCTCCAGAGGATCACGGCTGGGATCTCGTTGGCCGCAGCGCCGTGCATCAGGCCCCCGTCGGTGCCGATGAAGGCCTTGCACACCGACTGCACGGCCAGGGCGAGGCGGAAGGTCGGGGTGATGACCTTCAGCACATTGTGCGGTAGCGACTGCTCAGGTGATGTGACGCATTGCACCCAGCGTAGATCGAGCTTGCTGATCAGCTCGAGCCAACGTGCTGCAGGCCACGCCTTGTTCGTGTGGCCGACCGCTTTCACGTTCGGCTCGATCATCACCATGCCGCGATACGGCTCGGCGAAGGCCTTCTCTTCTTCCGTGAAAAACAGCTCGGCAGGGATCGGCTTGTAGGGCTTCCAGAACCACCTGCCCGGGGTCTTCAGATCGATGTAGGGTCGAACACCGCCGCCCGACACGACCCGGTTGCAGCGCTGGGTGGCCCGCCGCAGGATGTAGGGGTTGTGCTCGAACACCTCGCTCCACATCGGGATGCCACGACGCCCGACGATGAGCACCGGCAGCTTGTTGGCTGCGTGCACTTTGCGGGCCTCGCCCGCAGCCATCAAGAAATCGCCCGCGCCGACGGTAGTTCCTTTTGGCGTTGTCTGTACGCCTTTGAGTGTTTGTGACCGGTTCGCTTATGGTATGCAGCGAACCATTTGTTGCGGCAGATGCGACAACGGTGACCGCCCTTTCGCCCAACTTCGTTTTCACCCTCGATCGCGTGGCCTTCAGGGCATGCGAGATACTTGGCGCGCAGACCGCGCTGGTGGTTCACGAGTCGCGTGACCGGCTCTAGGTGCCAAGGATTCTGGCACGCGCGATTGCGGCACAGGTGATCGGGAACAAGACCCTCCGGGATCGGACCGATCATCGCTTCATAGATGAAGCGGTGCGGTCGCACTTCTCGGCGTGTTCCGTCGATACGACTGCCGATTTTGAACCTTGCTCCGTACCCGTCTTTGTCGAGCCGGGCGGTCCACACCCAGCATCCCGTTTCGGCGTCGAATCGCAGCTTCGAGAAGAAGCGTTCGAGGTCGGATAGCAGCTTCTTTGCCACGGTCAGACTGACTCCACGAGCACGTACTTGATGGCAAGCTCCGGGGGAAAGATCGCGGCGATCTCCTTGAACTTCGCGTCCCACCACTCCAGTGGTTTGATCGTGACGTGCAGGTTGATGTCGGTGCCAGGGAATGTCTTCTTCGCCGGTCGACAGCACACGCTAGCCCAGATGAGCTTTTTCGCGTGGTTGAACAGATCGGCAATGAACCGATCGACTTCATCCTCGGGGATGTGCTCGAGCACGTCGTTGCAGATCACCGCATCGAAGCGTCGATCGGGCAGTGTGTCGGTATGGGGGAACGCGGGATCGTAGAGGACTATGTCGCTCCACCTGATCCCCCACTTCTTCCATAGTTTGTGATCGCCGTGGTGCTGGTCGCCCCGGCCACAGCCGTAGTCGAGCACCGTCTTTGATTTGGTGAAAACCAGATGTGCGTGAATCGCATCGGCATGCTGCAGAACCGAGAGCCCTAAGAAGGTTCGGTTGTCGGCCGCCATCTCGCGGTAGAGGGGAACAAGGGAGTTTTCCATCATGCCCTCTCGAAGTAACCCATCCACTCGCCGAACGGCCCTGTCGGGCCGGCCTCCAGCAGATCGAAGCCAACCATGCAGGCGCCGATGTCGAACGGGTAGAAGTTCGTGCGTTCGTCTCTGATGACCGGACCACCGGGCGGCAGGCGGATCACGACGAGGCTGCGTGCTGCCGCGGCGAAGCGCTTACACGCCTCGAGCGGCTCCCTTAGCTTGTGCAGGATCGCGAGCAACAGCACGACATCGTACTGGCGCTGCGGCTTCCAGTCGTTCGCGTCGCCCACCTCGAACGTGCAGGCACGGCCCCCGCGCAGCTTGTTCGCGACGTCGACGTGGCCCGGCACGATCTCGACACCGTGGCATGCGATGGCTCCGTGATCGAAGCAGGCCATCGTGATCAGCCCCTCGGCGCAGCCGACATCAAGCAGCGTCAGGGGCGGGTCGCGCTTGCCGAGGTGCTTGAACAGAGGCTCGAGGCCGGTCGTTTGCTGCACGAGCGTGCGGTCGCCTGGGCGTTTCTCCGTCGTGAACCAGCCTACTTTGTCAGCCATTCCCAGGCCTTTCCTGCTCTGATCTCATCGAGTGTCCACTGATTGTCTGCCAGCGCGTTCAGGTGGCCTAGCCGCTGATCGTGTTCGGGATCCGTCGACCAGCGCATTTGCGCAAGAGCCGACATACCCGAGACGATCACTGGGATACCTTCGATCACGGCGGTGACCGCTGCAGCCGACGAGTGCGTCACCAACGTCGAAGCTCCGGTCAGATCGGCAATGAGGGTGGCCTGCAGCTTCAGCTTGTCTCGCCCCCACCCCCGTGCTCTTACCTCGACTCCGTGAGCGGTGTAGTTCTTGACTGTGCGCGTGAACCAGTCTGGATCGCAGGCAACCGTCGTCATGAAGCTCTGCGACTGCTCGATGATGAGGTAATAGCCTTCGATGTTCGGGTGCCAGGGCTTGAGCTTGATGCCCAGCCGGGCGAAGCGTTCACCGGTCGAGGGTCGGCCGAGGGGGTCGGGGTGACACTGGGTGTTGTTCTTAGAGACTCGATACTGCTTGCCGCGCACGCTGTCGAAGTAGCTGTTGTCGATGTAGAACCAGGGGCGAGTCTCGCGCTTGCGCTCGATGTCCCACTCCATCACGTTCGTCTTATCAACTCCGTAGAACACCGAGCCCTCGGCCTTCTTCGGCGCGCCCTCGATGAAGGCTCGGCAGATGTCGATCGACTTCTGCTTGTTAGCGACGGGATAGGCTTTGATCACCAGACGGCCCTCGATCGTTGCTCGATGATGCGTGCGAAGGGGATGCCTTGGGCGATCTCTTCGTGCTTCCACTGGCCGTGCGCCATCGTCTGCAAGGCTGCCCAGCGCTCGAAGAGCGGCACGGCTTCTTGTGGCTTGCCAGTGAATCGGTGAGCGCCTTGCTCGCAGACCCAGTGCGGTGCGTCGTAGAACACGGCAAGCCCTTCAACGAGTGCTCGCACGCCGGCCGCGCTCGACCAGATCACACACTGGGTGTTCGATAGCAGATCGCGCTCGAGCGGGGTCTTCGGCGCGAAGTTGCCGGGGTGAGGGCGCAGGTGCACGGGCCACTTCGTCATCGCTTGGACACGCTTGACCATCTTCTCAGCCCACTGCGGCGGGCTGCGCATCGTGCGACTGCCGATGCCGCGCTGCCCGCACACCAGAATCGGCCCCATCGGCGGCCTGGGTTCCTTCAACGGGAAGCCCAGGGCCTTGAACCGGTCCTCGGCTCCAACCGGGAACCAACCGCTTCCGTTATGCCCGTGCACGCTGATCGCGTACATCGACTTGTCGACCTTCTGCAGGTAGCCGTTCTCAGCCACGATCACCGTGCCGCCCGCTTTTTCCCATGCGTCGGCCTCGATCTCGGCGGTGCCTTGACGATTCCAGATCACGAGCCAGTCGTCAGCGCCGGCTGGCTTGCCGGCATCCATGAGCTTGAACCCGACCTTCAGCAAGCCTTGACGGAAGGCCTCGGCCCGGTAGTAAGGTTCCTTGCGGATGCGACAGAGGGCTCTCATGTCGGCAGCGCAAGTGCACGACGCTTGAACGCACGCCACTGATCGAGCATGTAGTCAGCTAGCTCAACCTGTTCGAGTCGCGTCAGGTAGCGCGGGCTCTGTGGATCGGCAACGTCATCTTCGTCATACCCGGCTGTCGGCGAAAACCAGCTCGGCGAAAACCAGCCGTTGTCGTAGCCTGCGGAGACGTCGAGATCGGGTGATAGACCGATGATTCCGCAGTTGACGTAGACCTGTTTGCCGGTCGAGAACGTCACTTGATCGCCTTCGATTTTCATGCTCGCTCCACGGCAGCAGCTAAGTTAAGCAATCCTTCGACGAGGCTGGCACGTCCACCACTCGCTTTGAAGACAACCGATTCCCCGATGCCCTCGTCTCCCACGATAGCTATCAATTGATAGAGAGTGTCGAAGTTCTTAGGGTCTACTACCTTGCTCAGACGTATCTCGATCATGCCAGCACCTCTTTCCAGTCGACCATCGGGAAGCACTTCATCGCACTGTCCGGCGTCGCGTTCAGCACCTCGCATTTCGCGGCCACCAGATCGGTCGCGACCTTCTGCACCTTCTTCAACCACTCGGGGAAGACCTGATTCTGAACAGCCGGATGCGGGTGGTCAGGGTGGAAATGCTTCTCGCCCTTCGATCCTAGCTTCATGTCGAAGCCGAGCAGGATGATGCGACGGTAGCCCCAGAGGTACGCGAGGTTGATCGCCTGCACGCCGCTGTTGCCGTTCATGTGGATGACTTCTTTGCCTAGACCGTCGCGGTTCGTGCCGCGCACGCGCGTTAGCTGGTAGTGCGCCGAGGCACTGCTGTCCTGGGTCACGAGCTTGCCCTTGAATGTGCGCTTGATGTCGGCAAGGTGCAGCTTCCAAAACATGAAGTCCCCTGCGTAGAGAGCGTCGGCCGTGGGCGCGATCTTGTAGGCGCCATTGACTGCGATCGTGTAGTGGGGCGAAGCGAGCGCCGCGTCGGCTTGTTCTTTGGTGAGGCTGGGGCCGCTCGCGATGACGATCGCCGTCTTCACGACGGTGGCCGCTTGTAGTCTGCCTCAGCCTCTTCGCGTCTGTCGGCGCTGTGGTGCACCATCCCGTTGCCGTCAAGCGTTGGATGACACCAGCAGTTCACAGGTTCGTGCCTGCGCGAGTCGGCGATCGGCACGATATGCGGCACAGTGGTCTGCTCGGTGAACCGGACTCGCCATCCGTTATTCACGGCATCAGATCCATCGGCATCGTCTTCTCCCACTCGCTCTCGGGGTCGGCGAGCCTCTGCGCCAGCCGCCACTGCCAATACGCATCCTGGGGCGCCAGCTCGACCACCTCGGGCTGGTCGGTGCGCGCGTAGATCAGATCGATCGGCGGTGTCTTGACGTGGGTGGAGCACTTCATGGCAGCGATTAGTGTATCAGTTGATACCGGTCTCGCGCAACTCCAGTTCGAGAGCCGCGAGCAGGTTCCAGATCATCTGCGCCTTGTGCAGGCAGCCGGTGTCAGTGTCGAGCGTCTCGCCGGCACCGAGCTTGAGCATATGCCGGGCGAAGCCTTCCATGTAGCGCTCGGGACCGTTGGACACGCTCATCCAACCATTGGGTGTGTACTTCACCGCACCCACCGTCGTGACCTTCGCCACGGCTGCCAGAGCGCGCGAGAAGCCGGCGATGCAGAGCCACGGCTGCAGCTTGCCAGCATCGAGCTTGGCACCGGGCTCGTGTGGGTCGAGGCCGCGGGGGTCGAGTTCTTTTGCCTCGGCTTCAGCCTTGCGGCGATGCTGCTCTTCGCGGTCGATCACGAGCGGCGTGCGCACGTGGATCGGATCGTCTCGGCCCTTCAGGCAAAGGTCGCAGGCTGTCGCCGGCTCGAACGCATGCGGTCGGTTGCTGGTGGGAAAAATGGGCATCACGTGCTCTTCCAACGGTAGAGGGCTGGCAGCGAGCCACCAGTCTTTGAGAAGACCGCTCCGTCCCAGCCAACGAAGTGAATATGTTTGTCGGCCAGCAACTGCTTTACCAGCTTGCGCGTTGCCACTTCCGAGACGCCAGCGGCAGCGGCGATCTGTTTGATGGTAGATGCTTT